CTGAGTTCTCCGGTGAATTCGCAGCCCGCCGGAAGGCGACGGTGCTCTTAATCCCGTCTTCACGGGCGCCCGCAAACTGAAGAAGGCCGCCAACGCTCTGGGGGGCTAACTGGGGTTTTAGAGCTGTGTTGTTGACGGCCTTGACGCAGAGCCATGGTGGCGGCCCTGCGTAGCTCTATTCGAGGCTCACGCGCAGCCCGGTGCCGCCGATCGACAGCTCGGGCAGCTCACCGGACTTTATTTTTTCCAGTGTTGTCGGTTCGTCGACTACCCAACCGGCGATCAAGCCTTCGCATTCCTCGCCGGCTTTATTGGTTAAGCTGAGCTTGTAACCGGCCTTAGCGATCGCACGCTTGTGCTCGTCGGTGATCACATAGCCGGCGATGCATCGACCGGTGCCAACGAATTTGTGCATTTCTCCATGCTGGCCGCCTTCGAGCAAATAATTATAAAAAGCATTCTCTAATTCGCGTGGCGCAATAATGTCACCTTGTTTGTCGACAACTAGCTTTCCGCCCTCACTGATCATCGAAGCAATTCCGAATACCATTCGGCCCGTGAGGTCGTCGCCGCCAGCGGCTTTGAAAATGGGCAGGTCAATCTGCCATTCCTTGGTCAGCTCTTCGTCGTCGCCGCTCAGATCGGCAAACTTGCAGTCGATCGCCTTTGCCCCAGCAAGCCAATGCGCCGCGGCGCGATGGTGTCCGTCTGCAAGGTAGTTCTTGCCGCTGGCGCGAACTACGAGCGGCTTTTTCAGATCCATCTTTTGAACCTTACCGTCGAGCAGCATGCGGCCCATGCTGTCCACCTTGTCCGGGTCGACACGCGGCTGCAGCGCTACCAGCGTGTTCATGCCGACGCGGCGATCCGGCAAACTATCCTGGTCGGTGAGCGCGTCGAGGAAGCGCCGCATCTGCTCGGGATGCAAATTGTTCATCGCATTCGGGTCATGCGGGAATGGGCTATAGGCGCCGCCGTCTTCATGCGGCCGCAGATGCCGCGTCGCGCTTTGCTTGTCGACTTCGTGCACTTTCGGCTCGTCGTAAGTGAGCCCAAAGCGCTTCAGCATTTCCCGCTCGGCCTGGTGCGCGGCCTCCATTTCGGCGAGCAGCGCGTCCAGCTCTTTCCGCACTGGCCGGTCGCCCGGCAGATCGCCGACCGTCGAGATCAGCGATTGGAAGTCCGCCGGCTTCTTTTTCTTCGGTTTGCCGCCGCCCGATGACGGCTGGTGCACGTCGCCAACGCCTGGCTCCTGCTTCAGATAGCCGGCGAAGTCCGGGTCATCCGCCATCAGCGCCAGCGCTTCAGCCGAAATGGTCATTACGTTCATGCGGCGGCCCTCTTGCAACGGGGCAAATCAAGCTTTACCGTTTTCGGCGTCACGGTTTGGTAAGGCGCGGTCAGGCATGGCTGGGCCAGGCTTAGCAAGGCTGTCGGGGCGAGGCAAGGCAAGGCTTGGCCGGGCAGGGCAACGCGAGGCGTGGCTGTCTAGGCTCGGCAAGGCAAGGCTTGGCTTGGCGAGGTTAGGCTCGGCAAGGCAAAGTGGACGGGGATTTAAGCTGCGGCTTGATCCTCGTCCTCAGTCTCATCGTCCGGCAGCATATCGAGGTTGGTGATGTACTCGACCGTGCATCGGCACCGCGGATGGATCGGTGGATCATCCTGTGGACCATCCTCGCTTTCGAAGTCTTCGTCCAGACCCACGCCGTCCGGATTGCGCTCAGCAACCGATTGGCACACCGGACAAACGCGTTCGTCGGTCGCGATCTGCCAGTGGCGCGTCACCGCTTCGGCCGGGAATACGCCGCGGTCAGCAGCCTGGCGGTAGCCGTCGCGCAAGCCCTGGTTGGCAGCTCGCAAGCTTTCGGTGCGCGCGATCGTGTCAGCGCGGAAGTCGAGAAAATTGTCGGCGTAGTCCTCGACCATGCGGTCGATTGCGTCGGCTGACAGGAATTCGCCGCTGTCGATCGCGTCCTCGACCGCGGCGTCATATTCGATATTGCGCAGCGCGCGATTGAGCGCGCCGCTGTCGAGGTCTTCGAGCAGCAGCCGGTAGTTCGTGACGGCTTGGGCCTGGCGATCGGTGAGCGAGATCGTGTCGCGGATCGCTGCCGCGATCTCCTCCGGCGTGTCGCCTGCATTGACGCCGTTGGTGATCGCGGCCTCGATCACATCGCGCGCTGCGCTGTCTAGTTGCGCGATCAGATTGTCCTGTGCTTCGCGTAGCGCAGCCTGAGTATCTTCGTCAAGCAGATCGAAGTCGAAGCCGTCACCGATCGCTTTAGCGACCCGAGGCCGGTAGCGCACCCGCTTGCCGGCGCGCTTGAAGTCACGATTGATCCGATCGGCGCCAATATCGGCCGCCTTGTTCCAGATTTCGCCGAGCCGCTGAAACGGCTCTTTCAGAACTTCGCCGAAGTGGCCGAGGCCAGCGGCGTCCGCTACGCCGGCCAGGTGGCCGTGACGGATCAGCCGGGCTATCTCGGCCACCGGCACCCGATTGCGCAGGTGCCGAAACGCTTCCCGCAAATCCTTGGCCAGATGCCGCTCGTTGGCCTGCGCCAGCATGCGGACCGGCTCGCGCGGATCCTGGTAGTCGCGCTCACGAAGCGAACGGCGCGGACGAAGCGGCACGGCGTTTGCTCATTGGCACTACTGTGCCGCCCGAACCACGAATAGCGCGCCGCCGCATCGAGGCCAGCACGATCTTTTCCAGCTTGTCGCGCGGCGAGCCCGGAGGCGGCCCGACCGGCTGTCCTGGCTGGGGCGGCTGTCCCGGTTGCGCCGGCGGCGCGTTGTCCTGGATTTCCATCGCGGCGCCAGGGCCAACGATCGCGTGCGCTTCCGAATTGTCGTCGCTGATATCCGGCCAGCCGGCGGCGTCAGCGAGATACTCCTCGAGCACGGGGTTCGGAAACAGCGGCATGCCGGCCTGAGCAAGCCGCATTACGAAATTCGACAGCACGTCGAGATCGAGCCGCTGCGGCATGTCCGGCGAATAGGTCGGCAGCTCGTCGGGATCGAGCCCATTGAGCGCGCCAAGCCGCGGGATGCCGTAGCGGTTCATCACCTCGCTGCCGGCGACAAGGAAGCCCTCGAGGGAATTGAAAAACATATCCGTCTTGTTCTGCGATAGCGCCTGCGTGCCGCGGCTCTCGTGGCCGAGCTGCAGAAAATCCGCCATGACCGACGCCAGCATGTTGACGTTGTATCGTGTGATTGTCTTGTCAGCGTCAACCGTGGTGCGGCCGTGCTGCGGCGTCACGAGCTGGAAGTCATACATTTTCTGCGTCGTGCCTTCCCAGAGATCGGCCGGCAGCACCAGGCCCATCTGCTCGTCAACGCGGACGTTAGTCGTCATCTGTTTAAACTGCGCGAGCTTCATCGAAGCGTTTACATCGCCGGCGGCCGCCGCCTCAAATATCTGGTTTGGAATGTACATGGTCGGAATTCCACCCATGCGCTCGTAGACAATAGCCTCCATTTCTTCGAGGCGCTTTGACATGTACCAAGCGCGATAAGATGAACGAAGTATAGAGCGACCTTCTGGATTGTTTTTATAAGTAGTTGGTCTAAATATTAGAAGCTTTTCGATTGGAATATCTATCAATGGCCCTTGCCATGGCTGCTGCGTCAGTCCCTCAATTGCACCGTCCTCACCGAAGAACCACTTGATGATCGTGTCTTGGCCGCGCAGCGCGATCTTGCGCCAGCGGATCAGACCATCGTCGAACTTGCTTGTCGGCCGCATCTTGCCGGGCCGCAGCGGATCGGGCGGCGGATCGCGGCCGAGGCATTGCTTGTAGATAACCTCCATCGGCGCGAAGCCGTAGCCCAGCATGCTCTGCATTTCCACGATGAATTCTGGCCAGGTACTCGACATGTCGTCGCGAGCACTATCGAAGAACTCGGCGATCGCGGCAGCGCGGGGGCTGTCGTTCGCGGGATCAACCCTCCACTCGATGCGCCGCATCGTCGCGTTGATGGCGAACATCAGCGCGCCGATCACCGACGAATTATCCTGCATCTCGCGGTAGACGCGCGCCGCTTGCCGCCCTTGCAGCTGCGGCAGAAACTCCTCGCGGACCCAGCCAGACCATTGGCGCAGGCCCGACGAGCCGATATCCGAGAACGCCATGCCGGCAGTGAACTGCGGCGGCCTCAATGCGCCGGAGCTGTCGGGATGCCATTCGCTCCCGCCCGGCCGCGTCGTGCCGATCAATGAAGCCGGCTGCTGTCGGCCCGTCAGGTTTGAAACCGGAGGGCTTGGGTAATCTTGGGGAAGCGTGACCCCTCCTAGAGCACGAAGGTTTATCTTTGTTACGATGTCATAGGGCGGTGCGGGCATCGTCGGTTATCTCCGCAAACAAAGGCGCGTCACCCGCGAGACGTTTGCGCGCCGTCTCCGAATAAGCCGAATTAAGCTCGATCAGGATGGCATTGCGCTGCAGTCGATCGGCGACGAGGCCCGTGGTGCCGGCACCGCCGAAGGGATCTAGGACGGTACAGGGGACCACGGAGGCGTTGCATTGGCAGGAAGGGGACCAGCCGCAATCTTTCTTAGATACTAGGCCGGATTTTGCGCGGAATGAACCGCGTTCAAGTTCATTTGATGTAAATGCATTGTCTCCCATTATTGGACCCTCATCATCTGCCGCAACCCGCGCAGATGCTGGAACCGTGATGGATCGACCATTTTTACCTAAACGTTCTTGCATCCTCACCCACAGCGCACCGCACTTCGCGCAGCAGCCATTCGCGCTCGTACCAGCGAGGATGCAGGGCTCGATCAGTGCCGGCGGAAACGTGGCGAAATGCGCCTCGGAGAATGGCTGGGCGGCGATTTCCCAGACGGAACGCTTGTTGCGTGTGTCCGTCACGGTGATGGCGCGGCCTTTGAACCTGGTGCGCTGTAAGTCAGGATCAACCGAATTATTCTTTTGGTTACCAGTGTAGTCGATCACGACGCCGGCATGAATGCTCGACTCCGCAATGGCTGTCGCATCGAAATAATACCGCGCCGACTTCGTCAGCAGAAACAGATACTCGTGCGCCTTCGTGCACCGATCCGTGACGCTCTCCGGCATTGCGTTGGGCTTGCTCCAAATTATGTCTTGACGGAGCCACCAGCCGTCAGCTTGGAGGGCGAATGCGACGCGCCAGGGGATGCCGCATACGTCTTTGGCCTTTAGGCCGTGTCCTGTTTGAATACTCGGCGAGTATGCCACTTTATTGCATTCACCGCCCACATTGCTCGGCTTCGGCCCACCGCCGCTGCCCGCGTAACTATCCCCCAAATTCAGCCACAGCGTCCCATCCGACCGCAGTACCCGTCGCACCTCGCGAAACACGGCCACCATCTTTTCGATAAATTCCTGGTAAGTAGGCTCTAGCCCAATCTGCCCGGCTATACCATAATCTCGCAACCCCCAATACGGCGGACTCGTTACGCAACAATGCACGCTGTCAGCAGAGAGCGTTTTTAGGATATCCCGGCAGTCGCCGGTCATAATGCGAATAGCCATACCGGCAACCTAGATCAGCCGCCGGTCGGGCTCAAGTGACGCCATGCTATCGCGTGCCCATCGGCCCAGGCCATTCCAAATAAAGGAAGATGCCGGAACAATCCCTCCGGCATCATTCCAAAGCTACCGCTTCGGCCCCGCGCCGCCCTGGGCGGGCACATAGAACCACTTAAACGACTGATCGGCGTCGGTAGCAAGGCCCCAACCACCGGTCACCGGAGCAGGCTTTACGACCACGACCACGCTAGGGCCAGGGTCGGTCGGCGGAGGGTCGATCGGCGGGTCAATTGGAGGACCGTCGGGCGGAACGATTGGTCCGCCGCCTACCTCAAGTCCCTGGATGGACAGGTAGCCGCAGAAAACCGCAGGCACGGGCTTGTCATTTGCGCCCTTGGCCTTCGGATACATAACGCCGTTTAGGATCACAGGTACTGCAGCCATGGTTCTACCTCCATGTGCGAGCCGATCTCACACGCCTCGGCTCCTGGCGTTTCTCTGTCCCGGCACCGGCGCGAACCGACA